CAATGTATCTCAATGATGCATAAAGACCTTTAACATCTCCTTAATGTATCTCAATGTATCGTTAAGCATCTGCAAGCGTTACCAAGCTACTCAGCTATTAATCTATCTTATTATTGTTACTAATTATTCTATATTCTTAAATTCCTTAAGGCACTTTGTCGAATTTAAGGCAACCTTCAGGAACTTTTAGATAGTTTCCGTATCCTTTATATACACTATAATGTTTAAGGCACTTTATCAACTTTAAAACTTTATGTAATTCTAGTGTAGCTTTAAGCTTTATCAAAGGTTATCTATATTATACTACCATTATCAAAACACATAAAGGGATAACACAATGAACACAATAGATATAATATCATTTTCAATAGTAGCAGGCTTAACTCTTATAACTCTTGCAGTAGTAATTGCTAAATTTGTAAAGCATTTAAGATTAAGTTAAGAATAACTCGATATAATACGGTATGAGTTTGGATAAACACTCTTTAAAGTTTATCAACACACATTATAATAAACCAAAGGAACACACACAATGAAAAACAACACAATAACTACAATAACAACAACAATTAAACAAACACTAGTAGCACTTGAAGGTGCTGACAATAGCTCAAAAGCTTTATTTAATGATAGTGTAATCTATTTAAAGAGTGTATCAACACTAGATGCAGGGGTTTCAGCACTAAAGAATGTAATCAGCGAGCAAGTAACTGCAGGTAACTATACAAACTACTATAAGAATAAACTAAACTCTATCATTAAATATAGCGTAATCGCTTGCAATAGTAAACTAGCTATAGATACTAACCTACTTCATTGGTATAATGTAGAAAAAGCATTAAAACTTATGGAGCATCTACTAGAAAACTACACTGCAGATGTAACTACAATTAAAAACCTATTAAATGGGCTAAAAGGTAAAGCTAAAGATAAGTTTACAACTAGAACTGATAAAAACAAATACAATGAGTTATATAGTGCTAAGCTTGCTGAACTTTACAAAGAGTATAAACTTGAAGATGATGAAGATACAAAGGGTGTTAAGATAGAAACTATGTTTAAATCAATGAGCTTTGACGCACAAAAAGCCTTAATTGCAAAACTTTCTAAAGGATTAAGCGAAACTAAAGAATAAAACTGCTATAATACTAGTGTAATTAAAGTTTATAGGGGATATAATTAAATATTGTATCTCTTATTAAGCCTTAAAAGCTTAAAGTTCTTTAACACAATTAAGTATCTAACCGACTATATAGGGTAGTAAAGAGATTAAACATAGCTACAATAATTATTAATGTATCGCACTTATGGTGGATATTAAATGTAATTTAGCTTTGACACAAATATGCTATCTCTAAAATAAAAGCAAAATGAAAGTGATGGGTTAGTACTCAACCATAAAGTACACAATATTTAATTATATTGTTAAATAGCCAATACGGGCTGTTTATAGTGTAATTAATGTAATCATACCCTAAAGCTCTTTAAAGCCTTCACAGGCTCTTATATGAACGATTAGAAGGGTATATAAAGGATAATAAGGATAATAACAATGAAGAATAGAAATAAACTACACAATGTAAGGTGGTTAGTACCACAGAAACACACACTGAACACACCTAAAGAATGTAAACAGCTACTAAAAGATGGTTTTGTACTTATAAACAATGAAGGTTACACAGTACATCTAGGGTTAGACGGAGTTAGTCAACTGCGTAGCAACCTGAATAGAAAAAGACCTTATAAATTTAGTAATCCTCAGTTATGGCAGGTACTAAATCAAGAGGCTACAGAAACTGCAGGCTATGTAATAGTTTACAACACGAGTACACTATGGTTTAAGATATACCGAACTATTAGTAGAATAGCTAATAAGATATTGTAATCTTAAAGTTTGCTTAAGAGTGGACAGAATAAGATAAGACACACTGAGAGCCTCTGTATATATCTTTAAGATACTTAAAGTATCTATAGGTCAATCAGTTCAGATTATGAATAACATCAAGGAATAATAACAATGAATAACAATAATATAAACTTAACAAAGATACCAAAGAGTCAAGCACTAACCAATAACAAACAGTTTATCACTGATATAAACCTATTGCGTAAAGCAATTAATAACTATTGTGATGCACACCCTTTAGCTGAAACTGCTGAATATGTATTCAACATAGAAGCTCTAGTCCTAGAGATTAAAAGGAGATATTGTATTTCACTGGATGTGCTATGTAGTATCTTAAGAATACACTCTAGAAAGCTCCATAGGATAACAGGAGGAGCTCTTAGAAGTAAAGTTAAGAGAAAGCCTGCAAGCTATCTTGTAGACCGTCAGCACTATGCTAGAAACATCTTAGATGGCACACTAACTGTTAAAGATGTTGTAAAGTTGACTGGATATAGTTCATCTACTATCTATAGCTGGTGTAATGATTACAAACTGTTTGGTAACAAGATGACTAACCAAGCTATTGCGTTTAGAAGGGAGTTATAGAGTTATGTGTACTACAAATGAAACCATTGATATTTCAATAGAAGATGCTGAGAAACTATATGATGAAGGTTTTAGTGTGTTTGTTGCTAAGGGCTTATCTCGATACCTGATGTGTGAAGGAATACGCCCTGAAGGTTTTGGGGCTTATTATACATTCAATGTAGTATTTAATAGGACAGATTGCTCTAAGTTTACACCTATAGAATCTGAAAAACACCTTAAAGATATATTACAGGGTGTTGCTAAACATGTTAAGGCTTTATATATAGCTACAAACACAGCTCGTAGGCTTAGTAACTCTTTAAATATGAATATAACACCTAGAACTGTAAATATTAGTAACACACTAAACACCACTAGTGAATCACCTATTTATAATGGTAGTTCTGGTGAATTCTATATTAAAGGGACAAAACAGAAAATAAAATTAGGTAAGATATTGAAAACACTATATCCACAACTAACACCACTAGAGATTGAACGGTATGTAACTACATGGAAGAAAGCGTATACAGTAGACACTACAAGAGTTAAAATATCTAACGATATAGGAGATGTTTATGATATATCTAAGGTTGGTGGCAGTTGTATGTCTCACAAAGGTGAGTGGATGAAGCTTTATGAAGACTTAGGGTGTAAGGTTGCGTATCTAACGGATAACGAGGGCTCTTTAACTGCTAGAGCTATTGTATGGTATAATAATATCATCATAGAAGGTAAGGAATCTGAACCAATCATAGCTATGGATAGGATATTCTTTGAAAAAGAGAATGATAAATTAACCTTAGAGACTTATTGTAAAGAGCAAGGGTGGTTTACTGTTGCTGAACTTCTTAAAGAAGATAAGACATTGTCTACAATAGAGGCTTGTGATTCAGAGTATGATGGTGTTCCTTACATAGATAGCTTCTGTTATTTACTGGAAAGCTACCATCTCTCTACTAGCAGTGATGATTACATAGACTGCTTACAGAACACTCAAGGCAATACAGAGTGTGAGTGTGGTATATCTAGTGTATCACAAGGAATATGGTGTGTAGATACAGATGAATATCATAATGAGGACGATGTAATGTTCTGTGAGACTAACAGTGAATACTACTATAACTGGGAGGATGTTTTAGTAGAGATTAATTATCAGTATTATCACAAAAAGCATGATGAAAACATAATATGTGCGTATGATACTGATACTTGGTGTTTTATAAATGACTGTTATTATGCTGCTGATATATGTGAGTATTTTGAAGAGTATTGTAACCTAGCATGGTGTTCTGACACTAATAATTATCTATATTCTGATTACTATTATGTAGAAGACCTTAAGGAATACTGGGAAAACGAACCACCTTATGAATACAACGGGTATTTATATAGCACTGAAGATGCTTACGAAGAAGCAAAAAAGGAAGACAATGAATAATACAACAATACTACAGGGTGTAACAGCCTTATTAATGATGACACAAGATGAATTAGCTCTACATATAGAGCAGACGGTTCCTAATGTTACTAAAGGTAACGGATATTTACTATATAAAACTGATAATGAATCTAAACCGATGTTATGTGTCCACTTAGATACAATAAACACTCACTATGCTCCTGATGTAACTATAGAGCCTTCAGACTTTGAGTATGATGAAACACTAAACATACTAGGGGTTTCTATAGATAGTAAACTAAACTGTTTAGGTGGTGATGATAGGGCAGGTGTTTGGATTGCATTACAGATTATACACTATATGGTTACTAATAAATCATCTAAATATAATGTGTGTTTCTTTAGAGATGAAGAGATTGGCTGTCTAGGAAGCTCATTGTATAAGCAGAGTGTAGATTACATACCAAACACCACTTGTTACATAGGGTTGGATAGAAAGTCCTCTGAAGGCTCACAGGAAGTTGCTATATATGGTAACGATAATCAAGAACTTATAGATATGTTTACTAAGGGTGGCTACTCTATATCAATGGGAAGTATTACAGATGCTGCAGAGCTTGCAGATGAAACAACATCTTGTATTAACCTTAGTGTTGGATATGATAACGAACACACTACATCTGAGGTGTTATACCTAGATTGTATGTATGATACCCTAGAGAAGCTTCTAGAGGTTGAGATTGCACAAGGTAAACAGTTTGATGGTACATTAGACTATTGGTTAGGTTCTTCTGAAGGGTTTTCTTTATATGATTATAGTGATGGCTTTGAAGAAGAAAACATTATATTCAGGGAGTACTTAGAGGCTTTAGGTTACGACCCTGAACAAATCTTAACAGAAGGATTATATTATGTGTAATTACAATGAGGAAGAAGATGTATCTCCTTGTATTGACCCTGACACTTTACGGGACAGTTTAATAGATGATGCAATGTTTTGTGAGAGTCTAGAAGAAGCTCACGAACTACAAGAAGAACACCCTTGGTTAGCAAGGTATTTACCAGAAGAATGGAGGAAATAAAGATGTTTAAACAACAAAAAGCCAAAACATATGGTAAGGATAAGATTAAAGACCTATCAGGTACTTGGAGACTGTCAAAGAAATACGACGGCCATCAGGTATTCATTGAGAAAATAGGCACAGAAGTTAAGTTCTTTACTAGTCAAGGTAAACAATTCAATATTGAGGTGATTAGAGAGCCTTTAAGCACCCTAGAAGAGGATTTTGTGCTTATAGGTGAGTATCTTTATAACTGCGATGGTAAACTAGGGTCTAGGGCTAAGAGTGCAAAGCTTACTACATTTAGAACAAATTATAGTAAAGGTAAATTAAATAATACTATAGATGAAGAACTATCAAAGGTTATGATATTTGATTGTATTCAACTATGTGCTAATACATCTTTATATAATATGCCTTTTACAGAGAGGATTAACTTCTTAATGCAACTAGAGTTACCAAAACAACTTCAAGTAGTACATACAACTACTCTATGTACCTTTGAAACAGCTAAAGATTTAGTTGAAACTTGGGTGCTTAATGGTTGGGAAGGAGGTATGCTGATGCGACCAGATGCTCCTTATGATTATGGAAAGAGAGTACATCACGCTGTGAAGCTTAAAGGACGTCCTACAGCAGACTTACTGTGTATACAGATAGCCCCAGGAACTGGTAAATACGAAGGTTTAATAGGAAGCTTAGCACTTAGAGATTCTGAAGGTAGAATAGTGTATGTAGGGTCAGGGCTATCTGATGAACAACGTAATAAGACTAAGGATTACTTCATAGGTAAAATTATAGAGATAAGTTATGAACAAGTTAATGATACAACATACATACAACCAGTGTTTGTTGGAGTTAGGCTAGATAAAGATAAGGAAGATTAAGATGCCAGTAAAACTATTAAATTATACACCACTTTGGGTAGCTGATAAGGCTATCGGAAAGTGTTGGGATAAACCGACACCAGATGTAGTTGATTTTCCAGGTATGGAAGTATCATCAGTAAGCCCAGGTTGTAACACAGAGCGTATAGAGCGGGTAGCCAACAAGCATAAACACTCTTCAACTATTGAACATCTAAACTATACTTTTGATATTACAATGTCAAGGGCTTGTTTACAAGAATGGGCTAGACATAGAATGGCAAGCCTTAGTGTTAAGAGTTCAAGATATACGCTGAAGGAGCTTAAAGAGTCTGAGGATTTGTTTACATATTTAGAAGAGCCAAGTGAGAATGGGGAGTCTACAATAGTTAATTACGACATAGTTAACAAATATTGTGTTTTAACAACTAATTCCTCTGTAAATTTCAGTATAGCTTTAGCCCTTGAGAGTTTAAAAGACTTAATTAAAGAAGGTGTAGCCAATGATAAAGCTAAATATTGTATGCCTGAGGCTTATAAAACATCTATGGTATGGACAGTTAACGCAAGGTCATTACAAAACTTCTTAGCACTACGAACAAGTAAAGCTGCCTTATGGGAAATCCGAGATATAGCTCATGCAGTGTACTCTCAGATACCTAAAGACCATAGGTTTTTATTCAAGGATAGTGTAAATAAAATCATAAAGGACAATAACAATGAAGATTAATCAAGATACAGCACTACTTATAGCTGAACAACAGAACATAGCTAACACCCTAGTTGGGAACTTTGCATCTATGTGTTTAAACTTAGGGGCTGCTAAGAAACCTAAAGACATTGGTGAATACCAAGTTGGATTGAAGATTGCTAATGACCAGTTGGTTAAGTTTATAGGAGAACTTATAGCAGACAAAGGTAACAAACAGTTAGCTTGTAATAACATAGATTATAAAAGTTAGCTTAAACCAAGACATAATTAGAAGAAAAACAAAAGGAAACTATAAATGCTTGAAGCACAGAAAGAATTAGAGTATGCTGCTTATGATGCATCAGTTATTAAAGCCCGTACTATCTATAGCGATAACACAGAGACTGGGAGAGGCTCAGAAACCAATGAAGGAATTATACTCATAAAGAAAACAATAGCTCCAGTAGCTACTAAACTAAATGAGTATCTAACTTCAAAGTCTCTAAGAGGTTCTTCATATGCAACTAGAGAGCCTATAATGGATTACCTAGGGAATGAAGATACACTAGCCTATATGATACTAAGTGCTATTATGAATAACACACTGAACACTTGGGGAGGTAAGTATCCTCCTTATCATGTACCACTATTGACAGTAGCTCGTAGTGTTCTTACTAGTATAAAACAAGAATACAAACTAGAGTTGTTTAAAGGTAAAGCACCTTCACTTGATAAATACATTGATAAGAAATACAAGAAGATGAGTGTTAGACGCCGAACAAATAAGAAGATGATTCTTGGTAAGAAGAAGATGGAGATTAACAACCCTGATAACATTCAAGGGTTGACTCTTGGTATTAACTTAATTGATGCAGTAATAAAAGCTGACACTGGTTTGTGTGAAACTATTGTAAAGCGAACAGCTGGCAGTAAAAAGAAGAGAACTCTCTTGAGGCTTACAGAAACTACAATAGCAATAATCAATAGGATGAAAGACTTATCGCCATTCTTTACCTATAGTTACCCTATATTAATAATCAAACCTAAAGAGTGGACTGAGTTCTCTGGTGATGGTGGTTATTATGGTGACTTACTAGATGTTGATTTAGTTAAGATGCATAACGATAAGATTAACCGAAGGATGGTTAAAGGTTACTTTGATGCACACCCTGAGTTTACAACGAGGTTTTGTAATATCGTTAACGCAGTTCAGAGAGTACCCTGGGTTGTCAACAAGAGAGTAATGAAGGTTCTGGAAACAGTGTATGACAAACATCTATTAGAGTATACCAAGGACTATACCCTTATTGGGGGTATACCTGATGATGACCTTCCTGAAGCATTTGATGTAATTCCAAAGATTGAATACGATGAAAGTAAGCCTGAGCTATATGTTGAGTATAGAGATAAGCTTATGGAGCTAGAGGACAAACTAAATACTTTAAAATCTAAAGGATTGGTTACAAAACTAGCACTATCAACGGCAAAGAAATACAGTAAATACAAAGAGATTTACTTCTCCTATCAAGTAGACTTCAGAGGTAGATTGTATCCTATACAACCACACTTAAACCCACAAGGTGCAAAGACAGTAAAGTCTTTACTTATGTTCGCAGAAGGTAAACCTTTAGACACACCAGAGGCTATAGGGTGGTTTAAGATACATGGAGCTAATGTCTATGGTTATGATAAATTATTGTATCCAGAGAGAATACAAAAGATAGAGGAGATGACAGATGAAATCATACAGATTACACAAAACCCATTGGTTAACACCCAGTGGACGGAAGCCGATGAGCCTTATATATTTCTTGCTTGGTGTTTCGAGTATGCTGATTGGATTGCAAATCCTAGGGATTTTAAGTCACATATTCCAATAGCCCTTGATGCGACATGCTCGGGGATTCAGATATACTCTGGGCTTATGAAAGATGATAAAGGTGCTTCAGCAGTTAATGTTGTAAATCACAATAATAACAAACAGATAGCAGATATATATGGAGAAGTAGCAACCTGTGTAAATAAATATCTAGAGTTACAAGATTATCCAGCTACCTTTAGTTATACTACTAAAGATAAGAAGGAACACTCAGTAAACTTTAGAGCTTTAGGTAACTCAATGGTTGGTAAGATTAACCGTAAGATTACAAAGAGAAATACAATGACTTTTCCTTATAATGTATCTACGTTTGGTATGAAAGACCAGCTAATAGATGATATACTAAATGACTATGAAGGCACTAAAAACCAATTCTGGTTAGAAGGTGCTGAGAAGTGGCAAGTAGCAACTCTACTATCTAAACTGAACTACAAAGGTATCGGGGAGGTAGTAGAAGGTGCTGTAATATGTAGAGACTTCCTTAAGTCATTAACACAAGAGGTTGTATCTAAAGGTAGTCATATATTCTATAAGACACCTATATTTGGCTTCCCAGTTGTTCATAGGATTGTAAGATACAACACAGTTAGAGTTACAACTGCATTAGCTAAATTATCTATCAGAACACCAACAACACAGTTAGACGGTAAGAAGATGGTTAATGGTATAGCACCTAACTATATACACAGTTTAGATGCTACCTTGATGTTCAGAACAGTTGAGAGGCTTATAGCACGAGGTGTAACTAACTTTGCATTGATACACGATAGTTATGGTGTTCATGCAGCAGACACAGAGAAGCTATCCAAAGAGGTTAGAGAGGCATACATAGAGTTGTTTGAAGGTAAGCCTTTATATGACTTTGTGGAACAAACAGCACCATTCAAGGCTCTGGAAGCAGAACAGCTATTGATAGGTGACTTAGATTTAAACGAGGTTAGAAACAGTGAATACATATTCAGTTAACGGAGTTGGTGGTATCTAATGCGAACAGAGATTCGTAACCACATAGCTAACAAGCTAGAACTTATAGATACAATAGAGAGTCCAAGAGCTAGGCGTAAAGCCTACGGAGGTATTCTAGTAACATTGAGAGATGTTGTAAGAGACCTTGAACTTGACTACGGAGAGGCCGCTGCATTAGCAGCAATAGAAGACAATGAAAATACAAATAACAATAATAAAGAGAGAATATAATATGGCAGCAGCAATTAAAAAACCATTCACAGTTAAAGGACAAAACGTAACATCACCTAAAGGTCAAGCACTATGGGCAAAACTAGATAAACCTGATAGAGAATACAATGCAAAAGGACAATACTCAGTGGATTTAGTGTGTGACCCTGAAGGCCAAGGTGTTAAAGCGTTCATTGATAAGTTAGAGAAAATGAGAGATACTGCAGCTGAACAAGCTAACGAAGGTAGACCAAAGAATAAACAATACTCTGTAAGGTCAGTTTACAAAAATGAATACACTAAAGATGGTGATGAAACTGGTAACATCATATTCAAGTTTAAGATGAATAATGTAGATGATAGAAGACCAGGGCAAAACAAGGTAATCTTAGTAGGGCCTAAAGCCTCTGAAGGTGCTATACCAATGGTTCAGATTGGTAACGGAAGCACAATAAGAACAGTAGCCTTTGCTAACCCTTATGCTATGGCTTCAGATAAATCTATTGGTATCTCATTGATACTAGAGAAAGTACAATTAATTGACCTAGTTGAATTTGGTGGTAAAGATGAGCTTGAGGATGAAGATTCAGACCTGGAGTTACCAACAGATAATGGTGAGTTCGCTGATGAAGATGGTGATGATGATGACTTTTAGAGGCTAACATTATGGCAGTAGGAGATATACACATTGTAAATCTACCTTACTTCCTAACAATAGGTAAGAAACGATACTCTTGTAATCTGAACCAGTATAAAAATGCACACTATAGGTTAACAAACACCATGAAGAAGCAATTTAAAGATGAGATTACAGATGATGTATTAGACTTGCCAGAGGACATGCATAAAGTTAAGATACATTACAAGGTTTACTATGAGAATAAAAGACTCTTTGACCTTGATAATGTGGTTAGTGTTATCAGTAAGTTTGCACAAGACGCTCTAGTAGAGTTAGGTAGATTACCTGATGATAACTACCAGCATATTGTGCAGATAACTGGAACCTTTGGGGGAGTAGATAGAGAAAACCCTAGAGTAGAAATGAGAATAAAAGAAATTTAAAAGGAAAACGAATGGATAAGGATTTAGACTTAATAGTTAGTGATTTAATGTATCACAACGAACATATGGAGTTGATAGAGGCTATAGAGAAAGCACATATCATACTGAACAGCGTTAAAGGATTACATAATGATACATACTAAGGACATAAATTGTCTATATGATTTACTAAGAGAAGTATTTACATATAGTAACGACGGGGTTTTAATATGGAATAATAGTAGAGGCAATATCGCTAAAGGTACTATTGCTGGTAATGTATCTAAGTCTACAGGGTATGTTATGATAAAACTTAATGGTTCATCATACTTAGCACATAGATTAATATGGGTGTATCACAATAAAACTATAGATAATAAATTAGTGATAGACCATATTAATAATTCTAAATCTGATAATAGGATTGAAAACCTTAGGCTAGTTACTCAGAGTGAGAATTGTAAGGATATATATAGACATGGAGGAGCAAAATGTGGGCGAAGATAATACAGAATTTAGTTACCATACTAATTGTGATGAATGTGGCAGCTCTGATGGTAGGGCTGTCTATACTAACACATCTAGTTTCTGCTTTGCATGCTCACATTGGCTTCCACCAACTGATTCACAATATGAAACTAGACCTACAAGCCTTAAGAAGCTGGGTATGATTGATAACCTAGATATAGAACCTTTAACTAAACGAGCGATCCCAGAAGCTATATGTAAACAATACAAATATGGTAAAGGCACGTTAGGTGGTAAAGCATGTCAAGTAGCTACATATTACAATAGTGATAAACAACCTGTCGCACAAAAGGTTAGGTTTAAAGATAAATCCTTCAAGTTCCTTGGAGATACTAAAGATGCTCAGATGTATGGACAACAGTTATGGAGTTCAGGTGGAAAGAAACTAACAATTACTGAGGGTGAAATAGATGCCCTTAGTGTTGCTACAGCCTTTGATGGTAAATACCCAGTTGTTAGTATATCAGCAGGTGCTCAAAGTGCAAAGAAAGAACTTGCAAAACACCTAGAGTGGATAAGCAGTTTTGAAGAAATATACATATGGTTTGATAACGATGAACCAGGAAGAAAAGCAGTAGAAGAATGTATTAACATACTACCTATCGAGAAGGTACGAATAGTCAGACACCCTGATTATAAAGATGCCAACGAGCTATTATTAGCTAAGGGTAAGCCTAGTATAGTTAATGCGTTCTACAATGCAGAGCCTTACAAACCTGAAGGTATTTGTATTCCTACAGATATTATGGAACAAGCATTACAACCAGTTGAGGTTGGAAGACCATGGTTCTTTGAAAAGATGACTAACATAACTTATGGTAGAAGGTTAGGAGAGATTGTATCTTTAGGAGCTGGAGTTTCTGTAGGTAAAACAGATGTTGTAATGCAAAGTATAGCTTTTGATTTAAGTAAGGGTTACAATGTAGGTACATTTATGTTGGAGCAGTCAACCAGAGAAACATTACTGAGGATTAGTGGTAAAATAGATAATTGTTTCTATCACTTACCAAACCAAGATACTAACCCTAAGAAGCTTAAGGCTACTATAGAGTCTATAAATGGTTTGTATATCTATGATAACTTTGGTATGATTGATTGGGATACAATAAGCTCTAAGATTAGATTCATGAAACATAGTTTTGGTGTTGAACACTTCTATATTGATAACCTAACAGCTCTTAATGCAAGTGCTGATGATGAAAGACGTAATCTTGATAAGCTTATGGCTGAGGTTGCAGGGTTAGCACAAGAACTTAATGTTTGGATACTACTTGTAAGTCACCTTAACCCTCCTAAGACTGGTAATAGTCACGAACAGGGGGGTAAGGTTGAACAGAATCAGTTTACAGGCTCTAGGGCCATCATGAGATGGTCAGCTTTAATGTTAGGTGTTGAGAGAAACACAATAGCTGAAGATGTTGATGAACGTCAGAAGGGCTTAATAAGAGTAATAAAGGATAGGTTTAGTGGTGAGGCTACTGGTCAAACCATAGGCTTTAGATATGATACAGATACTGGAGAGTTGCTAGAGAGTGATGATATAGACCAGTTGCAAGATGAAGAAGAAAGTGAGGATTTTTAAGATGGAAATTTATATAGTACAAGATAGTGACTTAGGTTGTGACAATGTAGTAGCAGTATTTACAAAAGAACAAGACGCAATTAACTGTGTAGAAGATAGAGGTGATGCTTGTTTTTATACTTATGAATTGCTAGATGATTCAGATTATGAAGATGGTATATACGTAGGATGAAAAGGTTAGTATACGACCTTGAGACCAACGGACTCTTATATGAAACTACAAAGATACATTGTGGTACAATATATGACCTAGATACCGATAAGTCCTATATGTATAGTGATGACGAATCAATGGTAGGTAGAGATGGTAATATTAATGAGATGATAGAGACGCTACTAGGTAATACAATTATTGGACACAATATCATTAAGTTTGATAATATGGTTATACAAAAGCTACACAATATAAACCTAACTAAAGAGTGTAATTGTGTTGATACTTTAATCCTCAGTAAACTTAAATACCCTGACACTATGAAACTAGATGCCAGAAGGTTAGCTATGCCTCCAAAGCTTAAAGGTAAACATAGTTTAGCTGCATGGGGCTACAGAACTAAAACTATGAAAGATGATTACTCTGGTGAATGGCACACATTAAACCAAGAGATGTTTGATTACTGTAGACAAGATGGAATTGCTACAGCAGCTATCTATAGGCACTTTGAGGAACAAGGCTTCCCACCAGAGGAAGCTATAAGACTTGAGCAAGAGTTTGCACATATCATAGCTCGGCAAGAGTTACATGGTGTATTGTTTGATGTTAAGGCAGCTCAGAAACTTCATGTAGAACTTGAAGAAGCTAAGCTTACTATGGAACAGGAAGTGTTTAATGTGTTTAAACCATTACCTATATTTACAAAGAAGAATGAAATCAAGAATAAATACAAGAAAGATGGAGACATCTCAGCTGTATACCAAAAACAACTTGATAAAGGTTTCTACTTTAATGAACAAGGTGTATGGGGAGTTGATGTAATTACAGAGTTTAATCCAAGCTCTAGACAACACATAGCGTACTGGATGAAGACTTTATTCAACTGGGAGAGTCCAGAGAAAACTGATAAAGGAAACCCTGTGATTAATGAGGGTATCTTAAAGGCTATTAAAGGTATCCCAGAGGCTCATACACTAGCTACCTATTTCAATGTAACAAAGATATTAGGTCAGTTAGCTTTAGGCCCTCAGGCATGGCTTAAGCAAGTTAAAGATGATGGTAGAATACATGGGCAGGTTGATACATTAGGTGCTGTAACACGAAGATGTACACACAGTAGACCAAACATGGCTCAGATACCTTCAGCTAAACATAATGATGATGGTGCTATAATGGGAATTGAAGGAGGCTTTGGTGTTGAATCAAGGTCTTTGTTTATAGCCAAAGAAGGATACAAAATAGTTGGGTGTGATGCAAGTGGTCTGGAACTACGTGTATTAGCTCATTTTATGGCTAAATATGATGGAGGAGCTTATGGAAAAACAATACTCGAAGGAGATATACATACAGCTAACCAGAAGGCTGCTGGACTTCCCACTAGAAATAACGCAAAGACCTTCATCTACGGCTTTCTATACGGAGCAGGTGCTGCAAAACTCGGAGAAATCGTTGGTGGTGGATTTAAGGAGGGTGACAAACTTAAAAAGAGATTCCTTAGAAAGTTACCAGCGATTGCTAAACTTGGAGAAGCTGTTGTTGGAGCTGTTAAAAGAAATGGAACACTAAAGGCTCTTGACGGTAATCCTTACCTTATACGAAGTGAACACTCAGCATTAAATGTATTGCTTCAAGGTGCTGGCAGTCTAGTGATGAAATATTGGCTTATAGATTATGATAAATCACTTCAAGCTGCTGGGTATATACCAGGTGATGATTATGAGTATGTTTTAAATATCCATGATGAAGCCCAGGTAGAATGTAAAGAAGCTATAGCTAATAGTGTAGCTAAGATAGCGGAACAGTCGTTCTTAAATATAACAGAACAATTAAACTTTAGGGTTAAATTAGAAGGAGAGGCTAAGATTGGACAATCATGGTACGACACTCATTAAGTGTAAAACTTGCAAAGAGTATAAAGTAAATACAGAGTATTATAAAAGTAAACTTACTAAATCAGGATTAAGAGGTTCTTGTGCGGCGTGTACGAGAGAACAAGATAAATTATACAGACAATTTAATAAAGAAAAGGTTAAGCTATCTACTAAGAAGAAGAGACTGAAGAAATGTTATGGAATAACTCCAGAGGAGTACGCTACAGCTATGAGTTCATCTAGTGTATGTGAAATATGCAGTTCTTTAGAAGGCAATGATGCTAACTCTATGTTTTGTTATGACCATTGTCATTCAACAGGCTTGTTCAGAGGGGTTTTATGTAGGAAATGTAACCAAGCAATAGGTACATTAGGTGATACAGCAAACTCTGTATTAAAAGCATACGAATATTTAAAAAGGTTTGAAGATGAAAACAACTAGAGGATGGGAAGGTTTACCAGCTTTCTCAAAAGACCTATATAAAGAGAGATACTTCTTAGATAACGAAAACTATGAAGGTTGGGTTACTAGGATGTGTAGGTATGCTGATAATTCAGCTATGGCTGATAGAATCGAAGGTTACATAAAGAACTATTGGTTCCACCCGTCAACTCCTATAAGTTCTAATGGTGCTACACCTGAGCGAGGACTGCCAATCAGTTGTTATGTGAATGAAGTGCCTGATACAAAAGAAGGTATTTTTAGTAAGTTTACAGAAAACAACTGGTTAGGTGCAGAAGGTGGTGGAATAGGTACTTCTTGGAGTGCTGTAAGAGCTATAGGTGAACAGGTAGGTATCAATGGCAAATCAAGTGGTATTATACCTTTTATAAAAGTAAGTGATTCATCAACCCTTGCAGTTAGTCAAGGAGGTCTTAGAAGAGCATCACAGGCTGTGTACCTTGATATCAGCCACCCAGAGATTGAAGAGTTCATAGACTTACGAAGACCAACTGGAGACACTAACAGAAGAAGTTTAAATGTTCATCACGGTGTTGTAATTACAGATAAATTCATGGAAGCTGTGGAAGCTAGAGACTCATGGGATTTAATATCACCTAAAACTGGTGAGGTTGTGAATACAGTAGATGCCTTTGACATCTTTAAGAAGCTGTTGGTAACCAGAATGGAAACAGGTGAGCCTTATATGTTGTTTAAAGACAATGTAAACAAAGCTAAACCATATGAATACGAATACAAACAATGGGAAGTATCTATGAGTAATCTATGTGCTGAGATTGTATTACACACTGAACCAGATTACACTGGTGTTTGTTGTCTTGCTAGTCTAAACCTAGAGTATTGGGATGAATATGTTAATGATATAGACCAGATTGTATACGACTGTCAGAGGTTTCTTGACAATGTACTACAAGACTTCATTGACTTAACTGAAGATAAACCAGGGTTTGAAGCTGCTAGGAAGTCTGCAGAATATGAACGGTCTCTAGGACTTGGTGTAATGGGATTCCATAGTTTATTACAGAGGAAGATGTTACCTTGGGAGTCACCAATGGCTAAGGGGTTAAACATGACAATCTTTAAGACTATAGAGAAAGCTGTTCGTAAAGCAGATGTAGAGTCTGCCAATAAGTTTGGTTGTAGTCCTATAGCTATTGAAGCGTCTATAGAGAAACGTAATACACATACAACTAGTATAGCACCTACAGCGTCTATAAGCACTCTTTGTGGGGCTACGAGTCAAGGTATTGACCCTAGATTAGCCAATGGTTATTTACATAAGACTAATATTGGTAGCTATACAATAAAGAATAAATATCTTGAGAATCTTTTAAATACTAAGTATCCTAAGGGACAACAAGCTATTTGGAAGTCTATAGTAAAACAGGGTGGTTCAGTGCAACACCTTGACTTCCTAACGGACTATGAAAAGGATGTATTCAAAACAGCTATTGAGATTAATCAGTTTGCTACAGTAGATATGGCTTGTGATAGAGCACAATATATAGACCAAGCACAGAGTGTAAACCTATTTATAGCTAGTGATGAACACGTAGAGAATGTTTACAACCTACATGTAAGAGCATGGAAACAAGGTTTAAAATCTCTGTATTACTGTAGGTCAACTGCAGCAACTAGAGGTGATGGTGGTTCTAAGGAACGAGAGATTATAGCAGTAGATGAGTGTTTATCATGTCAGTAGCCTTAAGAAAGTGTAGGGTTTGTGCTTTAACGGTGACAACTACCTACGAGCTTCCTTTATTTAGAAGGTCATACACCCACTCATCAGGGTATACAACTATCTGTAAGAAATGCCATAGTAAGCAAGGCCAAGCCAGACAGAAAGAACTTAGACTTATAAATAAAGAGTGGATAGAGAAAGAAATTGGTGGGTGGCGTTGTAACCATTGTAACTATACGTATAATAGTATGACACCTTTTGATTTTCACCACCCAGACCCAACTATAAAGGAATATGGAGGTGTGGCAGGTCTGATGTCGTGGTCAAACACAACTAAATTAAAACAAGAAGTAGCTAAATGTATCTTATTATGTAAGAACTGCCATGCTATCGAACATGAAAGGTTGAGAAATGAGTAATTTAATAAAAGGAGAGTCTAAGGTATTAAAACCTTTTAATTATCCATGGTGTTTTGAAGCCTACAGAACACACGAGTCGATGCACTGGCTAGCTACGGAGATACCGTTAGCTGATGATGTAAATGACTATAACAAAGATACAAAAGAAAACCAGAAGTTCATTGAGAACGTAATGAAGATGTTTACAACTAATGATATTGCAGCCTCACAGGGCTATACAGGGCTTCTACGTATCTTTAAACCAACAGAGGTAGTTATGATGCTTTCAAGCTTTGCAGCACGAGAAGCTATCCATATAGATGCTTACAGTCTGTTCACAGAGACATTAGGTTTTGATGATGATATCTACAAGGATTTCCTAGATGTCCCAGAGATGTCAATAAAAACTGATTACCTTGATAAAGCTAAAGTTAAGAAGTACGAAGATTACAAAGCTGTAGGATTAACTGATGTAGAGGTTGATAGACAATACCGTAGAGATGTTGCAAGGATGTTAGCAGTTTATGGTGGTTGTTTGGAAGGTATAGAGTTGTTTGCACAGTTCGCTATGTTACTTCAGTTCCAATTCGACAATAAGTATAAAGGTTTGTGTCAGATTGTAGATTATAGTATCAAAGATGAAGCACAACACCAGATAAACAATAGTAAACTGTTTAGGACATTCATAGCTGAGAACAGTGATATATGGGATGATGACTTAAAACACGACATATATCAAGCAGTTAGGGAAGTTGTAGCACAGGAAGCTGTTATGATTGATTACCTTAACCCTCCTCACATGGATAATGAACTATGTAAAGAATACGTTAGGTATCAAGCAGATAACGCACTGAAACTTTTAGGTATGAAGCCTAATTACAATATAATAGATAACCCTTTACCTTATATGGACGAGGTGTTAGGTGGTGTAAGTCTTGTAAACTTCTTTGAGAACAGAGTGACTGACTATGGAAAGGGTACGTTAACTGGGAGCTGGTATGAGCTTAAGAACTTGTAGAGTCTGTAGCATAAAAGCTGATATGATGAGATACAACAAGTGGGATGTATTAAAAACAGAATTAGATAAATGCGTATTTTTATGTAGTAATTGTCATAGAATAGAACATGAAAGATTAAAGGATAATAAATGAGAATAGCACAATGGAATTACAATAGAGATAATATAAACTTTGACCCTGAACTAGAGTTAAGAATGTTAACTGAAGAAGCTCAAGAGTTTAAAGATGGTATGGAAATGTGGTTTAAAGCTCAAAGCTTCTATAGGGACAATGAGGTATCAGAAGCTATAGTTGAAATGGTAGATGCTTGGGCTGATTATCAATTTGTAATGTCTGGCAGTATCTTTAAGTACCTTGGCAGTGATATACCTTTTGATTGGGACTCTATAAGAACACAAGAACGTTATATGTTTACCATACTTAACAAGCAGTTAGGTATAGATGAAGCTACACTGAACATATGTTTAGATTGTGTAATTACAGCTAATGAGGCTAAAGGTACTAAGAAGATTAAAGGTAAGATACAAAAAGGTGATACTTGGAGAGACCCTAAAGATACTATCCTTAATATCTTAAAGGATGCTAACTATGTTTAAGAAATTCGATAATGGTAAGCCTATGGTTTCGCTAGTTGAACCTAAGTTTATCTT